ATTTTGGAAGTTCTACAATTGATTGAATAGGAACATTTAATAAGTTTGCGTCAATTCTTTCAGCAATGCGTTCTTCTGCCATTTCCATTGTAATGTAGAGAACGTTCCGTCCTTGGAGCAGGACGGAGCTAGCCACATGGCACATGAATAGAGACTTGCCGACGCCCGTACCAGCAAGAGCGACATTAAGAGTTTTGTTAGGGAGACCACCTTTGGTAATTTTGTTAAAGTATTCAAGATCAAATTCAATTTTCTCTTCCTTTCTATGATATGATTCGTATCTTTCTTCATAATCTTGTAAGTAATCATGTCCAATATGATTATCAAAAGAAACCGATAATGCATCTTCCAAAATACTTGGAATTGCATCTCGGTTTTTAGTTTCATCATTTCCATCAGCGATTTGAATGGATTCCATAAGTGCGAGATAAATTGCTTTATCTCTACACCATTTTTCTGTAGTATCAACTAACCATTCAAATTCAATAGAAACTGGTTCTAATTCATTTAGAACACCAATAGTTTGTTTATATTGGTCTTCGGTAATATCAGACCTGTTTTCTACCTCAATCGAAACGATTTCTTTTGTTGCAATCTTTTTATACTTTACTGAGAAGTTGCAAATCTCCTCAAAAATAATCTTTTGAGATAAATCGTCGAAATACTCCTTTTTAATAAATGGTAAGACTTTCCTATGAAATTGCTCATTGAAAATCAAAGATTTTAAAACGAGTAATTCAACTTTCTCCATAACTAAATTCCTTTTGTGCAATTTCGTCCAATTGTAGCATTACTTCCTCGGTAAAGTAAACCTCAGGTTCCTTAAGAATCTGCTTGGCGTAAAGTTTCTTACCTCCAATTTCATAACGTCCCGCAACGTTTTTCCACAAACCTCCAAGTTCTCCAAGTTCCAATAACCCATAATATCGGTCCAATCCTCTCTCATCGTAGTAGAGACGTACTTCCACATCTTTATTCTCCTTACTCAGACGCGACTTAGCAGTCTTTGCTTTGATAATGTTTCCAACGATTTCCGTTCCATCCTTTTCTTTCTTTTTGCTGAGATAAATGATTGAAGAGGCTGCATACTTGAGTCCACTACCTCCACCCATCTCTTTAGTTGGCACGTAAGCTCCGATAACATCGTAGGTATGGTTAGTAACGATCATTGGAATTTTTGCTTGACCAAGTTTAAGAGTAAGCATTCGAAATGCACCCTTTACAAGTTGAGATTTAGTCATATCACGAACTTGTTTATCGTTAAGTGCGTCAGTAATCTCTTTCTCAGTCGAAAGCATTCCCAGAGAGTCTAGCACAAACATACATGGTTTGCGTTCTTCTTCTGGTTTCTTAAGATATATATCTACTGCCTTAAGTGCTTTGCTACGAAAATCCTCAATAGTTACAACATTAACCACTACGAGACGATTGGTGTCAACACCCCGAGATTCAAGTAAAGATTTGGTGATAGCTGCCTCAGTATCAAAATAGAGACAATAACCATCGGGATTGGAATCGAGAAAATTCTTAACAACGGCGAGGCTGAAGAAAGTCTTTCCAGTAGAAGACTCTCCAGCAATAGCAGTAATCTTATTCCCAGATACACCACCAAATACACTACCTGAAACCAGTGCATTAAAAATGTACGAACCCGTATCAACATATGTTTCAGTCTCATCAATGTCCGCTGCGAGTTTGGTGTAATCGTCACCAATCTCTTTTACAATATCTTTTAAAAAATCCATTAGCAAAAAAATGATTCTAGAGTTGCAGTTTTCTCAATCTTCCAACCAATTGCATCCAAAATGGTTTTCAATGGTTCTAAGAATGCCTTTTCAAATTGTAGGTCATAATCAACGTACTTGTCAATTCCCAATTCTTTAGGAAAGTCCTGAATGAAAGAAATGACATTCTGATGAATGAGATTTGGTTTTTTCAAATAGCAAAATTTAATCTTTTCGCCATTTTGAATCAAAGAGTATTTATTTGTAAGATTATTCTTTTCAATATAAAAATTAAAAAGCAATGCACCCCTCACATGAATTGGTGTACCTTTTGCATAAATCGTGGAAGAAGAGTGATATTTTTTTACATCAGAGACACTCCTTGGAAATGCTATTTCTTCCGGAGAAAGACTCTTGAATTTGTTGCGAGAATCTTCAATAAATTCAATAACATCATCCTCAGTTCCATTCATCATCAACTTAAGGGCATCTTTAATCATACCTCGGCATGGTGCTGGTGTTGAAGATTTAACTGCCTCAATACCCATAATCTTAAGTTTTGGTTCAGAGTATCTAACACCTTCACTATCCCAAACATTGAGAATGTACCTTTTCTTAGCAGTCCAAATTCCACGGTCAGCAATGTTTTCCCGCTTCATTTGCATTTTCTGATCGTAAGAATTTAGGTATTCCGCCAATTCTTTGTAAGAACTCTCAATATATTTTTCAAGTTCCATCTTAGCGACCTTATCAAGGAAGTTGACAATACTTTCAGTAGTCTTTTCTCTTCCCTTGAATATAACTTCAACCAAAGGACCCATATGAAGATAGATAGAATCAGTATCAGCGTAAATAACATAATCAATACCATCAGTCTTTAGAAGTTTGTTTAAATATGCATTCAATTTACCTTCAATCCATCGAATGGCAACCTGCCCAGATAGTGTGATTGCTTCAGCATTTTCCAATTTATAATATCGGAAATACTGATTACCTACAGCACCATAAGCAGAGTTAAGAGAAATCTTCTTTGCCATCTGAATGTTATTACATCGAGCAATTTCTTTCTCCAACTCTTTAGTTGGTGTGATTTGATATTGCTGTTTTGCAGCAATCATTTTCTTTTTAAAGATTACTCGGTCGCCATACATCTTATCCATAAGTTCGGGAAGAATACCTCTAACATCCTTTCGGTACATAGTACCATTCGGACAAATGGCATAATCCTTATATTCTTCTAAAGATACTTTCTTTTCAAGAATTTTATCGACGGAAACATTTGGACATCTTTCATCCATCAAAGTTTCTGGACTGATGTTCGATTGCATAATCAAATGCGGATACAGTGAATTCAGGTCAAAGTTCACAATCCAATCATAAACTCCCGGAATTGGTTCTTTAACGTGTGCTCCAGCATACTTTGCATCTTTTTCAGTTCTATCTTTTGGTGGAATAACAATATCCCTTTTCTTAAGATAGTTGTAAATGATAGTGTCCCACATTCTTACCTGATAGAACACATCTCCAAAGTTTACTTTGGCATCAAATGCCATCGTAATTGCAAGTTCAATGAGTTTCATCTTGTCTTCCAAACGGTCAACAAGTTCTACGTCAACGATGTTATACTCTACAAATTTTTGCCATCCGTGAGTATAAAAATCCTTAAAGGTATCAAACTCTGAGTGGTCAAGTTTCTTCTGCCCAAGTTCTACATTTGCAATGTGATCCAGTCGATATGATTCTTGAGCAGAATAAGTAAATTTCTTATAAAGGTCTAGATAATCAAGTTGAGTGATTCCACCAACATCATAATAAATCTGCTCTCGATTATTTACAAAAGCTTTATCTTCACTCACTAGACCCCAAGGAGAAAAACGTTTCATAAGTTTTTCTCCAAGAACTTTATAAAGTCTTCCGCAAATGTAAGGAACATCATAAAACTGAATGTTCCATCCAGTAATCACTTCTGGAGTATTTGCCTGCCAGTACTCTAAAAAGGAACTTAGAAGATGATATTCCGAATTGCAAAGAATATACTTGACATTCTTCTGTTTGTTTACGAATGGATTTACGCCCCAAGTAATAATCTCTTTTGTGGTGTAATCCTGAATTGTAATCAAAAGAATTTCTTCTTCTGATTTTTTTGGATCTGGAAATCCATTCTCAGATGCAACCTCAATATCGAGTGTTAATAGTTTAATTTTGGTGATGTCAAACTTAATTTCATCTTCAGGATACTTATCAGAAATATATTGATATACGTACCTATCATTACCATAGATTTTAAATCCATCAACACCATCATACTTATTATAAAACTCTCGACATTCGCGAACAGTTCCGGGTTTTACTTCATCAACATACTCGCCTTCGAGAGTTTTATATTTTGTTTTTTTGGATGATTTCACAAAAAGAGTAGGATAATACTCCTCTTTAAACATTACATGTTCTCCATTATCATATCCCCTGACCAGAAACCTATTTCCAATCATTTGAACATTCGTATAAAATTTCATTGTCAATTTTCAGGTGTATGATTTCTAGAAACTTAATTTAGGATAAGTTTCAATCCTTAGTAATTTTATTGTATTTTTCTAAGATTTTTTCTGAAGGGTCAGCAATAGTAAAAATCTTATCCGAATGAATCATGAAAGATTTTTGATTAGTAAAATCCATCATAAAAGGTTCCAAAGTTACAGTATCACTCAAAACATTGATTACAAACGGATTGATAAGTTTACAATCCGGTTGACCAATATCAGAACCAACCTCTTCAATTTCCGTAATCAAAATCAGATTACTAACAAGATTAACTATTTTTACCATTTTCTTCTTTATCTAGAATATCTTTAGTATACATTTCCATAAGAGTATCTACAGGATTAGTAATAGTCACGACCCAATCAATTGGAATTGGAATTTTTTCTTCTTTTGAAAGTGGAATCCAAGAGAACAGTTCTACGCGATAACCATTACGATTTTTAGGGTCATCCACATTTTCAAGAATATTTACAATACACGGCCTAATAAGAAAATATCCTACTGGTTTATTTTCGATTACCATTTCTTCAATGTTGCCAATCAAATCTTCACCAGATTTTAGTTTAATCAGTTTAATCATAAATTCCCAACTTTAACTACCTATAAATTTTAACATAAAAAAGGGAGGTGTCAACTGGATTTTGCCAGTTACCTCCCGGTCTGCGCCGACGATATTCAATTTTATTTATTTACTTTTTAGGTGTAATTGCGAATGCTCCTCCCATTACAGCAGAAAAGATTGCGAGTGTTGCTAAGATTCCCATGGTTCAAGAAGTATTATGGTAGTAGATTTGCAATTGGACCACCGATAAAAAGAGTCATCAATGTTCCAAATACTAGGGTAGTGGCGGTATAGTTCATAGTCCGTCCTCCAAAGTACATATTATATAGTCATTATGTATCATAGTGATACAAAAGTCTGTATAAGTTGCTACTGATTGATACTCAATTGTTTTGGTTTAAAGATAGTCTTTACGTTTGTGTGCTTCTGGTACTACTTTTCCAAGAACGACACTTAATAGACCATCCTCAAAAGAAACAGATCTTACCTCAGTATCTTCACTAAGTGTCCATGCTCTAGTAAATGACCTTTGACCCAATCCTTTGTGCAAGTAATTAGTATCTTCTTTAGATTCCTTTTTACCTTCAACAAAAAGTTTTCCATCTTGAGTATATACATTTACTTCAGACCTTTTGAATCCTGCCAGTGCAATTTCCAATTTAGATTCAAAAGAACTTAAAGATATGAGATTATATGGAGGATAGTTTGATGTCTCATGGGCATCAAAAATCCTATTAAAATAATCATCCATACCAATACTATTGCGGGCAATTCTTTCCATTAGCTGGTCCAGATTTGCAGCATTATACTTCATGAGATTAGTCATTATAGTAGCTCCTTTTAAAGCGAGTTTGTGTTGTGTGGACCCTTACGGCATCCACTACTAATTATAACAGAAAGCATAAAAAAGGAGGGTCGGAAACCCTCACTTTTTATTACGGGTATTACGGCGTGAAAACTAACAAGAGTTTTACGTGTTGAATACCAACTAAAAAATTTGAAGATGGTTGAGTATTACAGGTTGAATACTAATAAAAGTATTATGTATTGAATACTAACGGAGACCATCTTCAACAATCATCTTTCGCAAAGCATACCAGATTTTCTGAGTCATCTTATCAACTTTAGTTCTTGCTTTCTTAATCTTTTGCAAGTCCTCATAGTTAATCGTTTCTACAAAATCAGAACATTTAGCATTTGCTTTATCGGGGTGATGATACTCACTAACGGAGGGCCTCATCCAATGCTTATAATTAGATGCTGCAACTCCTTGGTTCATATGATATGGTTTACATCCAAGATAATGATCTTTAATATATTTCCAATTAGGAACTAATCCATTATCAGGACGAACTCTAAGTTCTCCATTTGGGCGAAGAATCGAATGAGCAAGTGTATAAATTCTGTTTGGCTTATCAACTTTCACTCCATTTTTGGTCATTTTTAACCCAATAGCAGCAATCAATTCAGCATCACCGTCAAGATATTGAACAATTCTTAACTTATACTTATCAATCCATTCAGTTACCGAATCGCTATAATCATATTTTTGAGGTGAAAATCCATATTCTGATGATTTTGCAATATTAATATCTTCATTAGATTGATGAATATATTCAAAAATACTATCATTATTTTTCTGATAGTCTTCTAGTCTTACTGGAAAAAAGTTTTTAAGTGAGTTAAAAACTTTTTCATCATTCCTTAGGTAATTTGAAATAGATCGCACATCAGCTTCATCAGTACTGATTCCATATTCATTTTTAAATTTTTTAACTTCTTTTTTAGGAATAATATATCCACTTAATTTTCTTGCTAAAGGAGTGGATTTTTGTGGATATACTTTGAGACAAACTCCATTTTTGTCGGCATTTTCTTTTAATTTACTCAATTGCTCAAAACTAAAAGGTTGAGCAAGAGTAAGTCTATGAGATTCTCTCCAATGGCAATCCTCACCAACCACGGTATCACCCCTTTTTAATCCAGGAATATTGAGGTTAATTAAATCTTCGTGTGATAATTTTTCATAAAATTTATCACTTTGACTATCATAGACATGGACTTTACCTTGCCCAATATCAACTGTAAAAATGTTCATAACTTTAATAAAAAAATAAATTTTGAAACCTAATTGAAGGTTTTGCTCATCAAATTATTGATGAGCGTTTCTTGGGTAAGTATTATGTTATGAATACTTACAAGAGTATTACAACCTGAATACTGATTGACCCGAAGACTGATATTATAGAACATATTCAGTCTTCTGTCAACCTGTCTGACGAGTATTACTGTATGAAAACTGACAAGAGTTTTAAGGGCTGAATACTGACTAATTCAGACTCGTGTATTGTAGAGCATAAAAAAGGGGGTGTCAACCCCCCTCTGCAGCGATATTCCGTTTGTAGCGTGTCGCGCACGAAAGAGCGACATTATTATTTATTCCTGCTCTTTTGGTTTAATTTTTTTACCGATGTTATATTTTTGCTCAAGAACCCAATCACCCTTATCCTTATAAGAAAGAACTTTGATTTGATTAAGTGGAGCAATATCGGTAATTGAATCTGCTTTGATTACGGTAATAAGACCCCAATCTGCCAAAAGGCGAATGATACGATTACGCCTTTGAACATCATTTACTGTTAAGTTGGCATGTTTTCCATCAAGAGCAAATAACTCTTTAAAGTGGACAATATAATACCGACCCTGTTTGTGAAGAATATGACAACTCTGATAGAGTTTTTTCTCCTTCCTGGATGCAACTCCAATACGAGTTAGAGTTTCGCGTACCTTGAGAAAGTCATCTGGTTCATTTAGAACCACTTCAACCATTTGATCTTGCTCCCAATTCACCTTAGGCTCTACAGCAGCAGTCATTTTTTTCCTCCAATGTCAAGTTGTTTTTTAATAAAATTAATCTGATCTTTTGATAAAATTTTTAAAGCTTGCAATGCTTTTTCATTACTATAACCATAGTAACTTTTGATGCATTCTAAATCTTTGACTTTATCTTTTCGGATCCAGGGAGAAAACCTCTTCCTTTTCCTGATTGTATTTATATAAAAATCATATTGCATATCATTATCAATATGACTACTTAGATTCATCTCATTGGCATAAAGAATAGTATCAATATGACCACTCATGCATCTATTAATAATAAATGCTGGATATTTTTTCTTTAGAGATGGATCTTCATCAATCAAATTATTTTTAGTTTGATTGATAGAATTTAGCCAATCCTTCAATTCCATAATTAAATAGCAAAAGTTCTTTACGGTCCCTTTGTTCTCTCATGTATTCCCCAACAGAACGCATGGTGTAAGTAAGATCAAATTCTCCTACTTCCCATCCCTTAAATCTCTCACGAATGAGTTGAGACGAATTATAAGATATGAGTTGAGAACCAACAAAGCGATCACAAATGGTAGCAAAACCATCGTGGTCGAATGATTTGTGCATATCACCTTTCCTTCCGTATAGGTGAGATCCAATTTCATAGGGCGGATCAAGGTAGGTGAAACAAGATTTGTCATCTGTAAGGAGTTCTTGATAGCAAACATTTGTAATTTTCCAATCTTTTATAATCTTACTATATTCGACAAGTTTTTCAATTCCCCTCATAGAAAAATTACTTACTGATGCTTGAGGCGAAAATGAAGAAGATTCTGTGAGACCAGAAAAACTACATTTGTTGATTACATAAAAAGCAACAGCACGATACAAATCTATAGCATCTGGATTTCTGAGCAATTGTTTCATGCAATCAAACAAATCTTTCGCCTTTTCTGGAGTCGGATGAAGAGACTTATATTCTTTCAATCTTTCCGAAAGTTCTTGAGAGTCATCACGAAGAACACACCAAAAGTTATAAAGAGGTTCGTACAAATCATTCACCCAAATATCCAAATTAGGATACTTCTTGGCGATATGAATTGCGACACTCCCACCACCAAGAAATGGTTCTCGATATTCCTTATAATTACGTAAATCCGGGAAATATGAGTCCATCTTATTACAAGCGCGAGACTTCCCCCCAGGATATCTTAAAGGAGTTTTGAGGGATTTCATAATCAAAGAATAAGTTTTTTAGATGGAGTAGCGATTGTAGAGAACATTTGACTGTATTGGTCTACAATTTCTTCTTGAGTATCTGCTACATATACAACATAAGATTTTTTTACTTCAATTTCTTCTCCTTTACCCTTAAGAAGCGGAGACCACGGTGCAAATCCCATCTGACCTTGACCAGCAGGAATAGCAACAATAGGATTAACAATAGTAATAGTATCATCATTGTCTCCAATTAAATCGGCTACTACATCTTCGCCGGACCACATACGAATTAGTTTTACGTTCATAATTTTTACTTAAAGTTACATTCTACCATAATTTCAGTCAACGCCGCCAGAAGATTAATTTCTTGATCTGCGACGAACGCGATCTGATACTGATACTTAGCAATAATAAGCACAGCAGCAGGAACGCTATTGTTTTCAAGGGATGTAGCAAGAGCATCGTAAATGCGACGCAAAAGTACACCAGAATCATTGTCCAGGTTATTAACGACCCACTTTCGAACTTCGGTAAAGTTCTTTTCTTTGAGACTTTTAATGAGATCATCTACATTTACATCGGAAAAACAACTTAGAATGCCACTATTAATTTCTCCACATGAAGAATACCTTTGGCATTCATTTAAAACACGTCGCCAATCGGGGAAGTGTTTATTGATTACTTCTGCAACAACTTTCGGATCATACTTAACACTTTCTTCCTCAAGTATAGACCGGATACGGTTGAAGAACTGTGCAGCAATTTCCCGACGTTCTTTTCCTTTAATCCCAAATTCAACGACAGCACACCTTGAGTGAAGTGGTTCGATGATTTTGTTTTTGTAATTGCAGGTAAAGATGAATCGACAATTTGAAGCAAATTCCTCAATAGAGGCCCGTAACAAGAGTTGTACATCTGAGGTTGTGTTATCTGCCTCGTCAATGATGATGACTTTGTGTTTAGCAGTTGATGAAAGTGAGACGGTCGAAGCGAAGTTTTTCGCATTGTTTCTAACAGTATCGAGGAATCTACCTTCGTCGGATCCATTGATGACATAATAATTTACTCCCAATTCTTTGCATAGTGCTTTTGCTACTGTAGTTTTTCCAATTCCTGGTGGACCAGAAAGAAGTAAATTTGGAATTTCACCTCTCTCCAAAAATCCACTAAAAGTTTTTTTAGTTTCTTCTGGAAGAATACATTCTTCAATTTTACTAGGTCGATATTTCTCAACCCACAAAAACTCATCACGCATAATCAAATCCAATCAGGTTTACGATGTGGCAACCGAAGGTAATTATCGCATACCCAAGGCTTAGATGCAATGTACATCTTGTAAGCAGTAAAAGTGTCGATACTGGTATCTAACTTATACTCATCAGGCATTGCCCTTGCAAACGGCGTAGGATCCCTTCCAGAGCGTCCTGTTGGGTCTCCTGTAGGGAAAATCTCACGCGCTGCTAGGAGAGTATCGAAACAGGTGTGAACCCTACCGTAGCGTGCCGCATACTCCTCACAGAGAGCGAATCCATGGGCAATGAGCCATTGCCAATTCATTACAAACTCAGATGCCCACTTGGTACATGGATGATTGCGAAAGGCACCTTTCTCAGTGCTGTACGGCGTACCGTCTGCTTTGGGAAGAGTGCCGAATCCATGTCCCCATTTATCAGATGCAACGATAGCGAGCATCTGACAAGTTTCGAGTGGCATCTTAACGATGTGTTTGTCAGGTAGTACCCTTGCAGATTCCCAAGGGTCAGGAGAAGTCACAAAAATGTTCATTT